ACCTATACTTGTTACATTGGCAGTACACGTTCCATCAGTATTGTTGACAGTAATAGCAGCAGTACTGGCTCCTACCCCTTTTATCGAATTTACTTTGATTTCACTCATGGTTTTGGATACTTGTCCTTAATAGCTTTGATCTGAGTTTTCCAACCAGCTACACCACTATGATAAATCGTATCAAGCTGATCTTCAATACTTGGATATTCTGCTGCTCTGTCTCTTTGATATTTTGTTGCAGCTAAATCAGCATCTAATTCGGTTCTTGCGGTTTTAACTTTAGATTCAACTATAGAAACTTTATTACCATTATCATCTAGACCATAATTAACAAATGAATCATCTAAAGTACGAATAGATGGGTATGCTTTTCTTATTGCCTCAAAATCCATCATGGCCCAACCTCCAGACATAAAATTGTAGAAAATCCATAAAGAGTGTTACCTATATTTCTATTTACACCAACAGCACTATTAGTGTTTTCTGGTCTTACTTGAATTTTATAAGTTAAAGCAGATGTACTACTTGGAGAATCTAATATTATTGATGTATAACTGTGAACTACTGATGTATCAGAACTTCTTATAGATTGAGCAGTTGAAGAAATTGTAGTGCTGTCTCTTTTTACTTGATAAAAGTTATGCTGTCCTGTTTGGTTAGCACCAAAGTTTACTGAAGAAATAAATAATATTTTATTACTGGTACTTGCAGGGGTAATACTTACGCTTAAATCTGGAATATCAACATAGGTTGAAGAGTTTGTTTCAAAAGTATTTGATTTTGTTGTTTGTTTTACTTGAAGAATTTTACCGCCACCTGGTAAATTTGTTAACGCTGCACCAGAAATTGCTGGTAAAGCTCCGCTAAGTTTTGTTGCATCAAGTGTACTTTGACTTGTAACAAGCGTTCCATCTGCAATATCAGGTAAAGATATAACTCTGTTATTACTAGATGATGAAGGTGCTTGAATACTTATAGACCCACCACCTGATGCTGCATTTAGTTTAATCTTTGCTGTCATAATTAACTAGGTTTTGGATTGTCGGTTTTTACCTTTTCACAGGCTGCGTAATACGCTTCTAGTTTAGTTGAATCTCCCTTACTATTCCAGTACATAGCATCTGCAAAATCTTCTAAAGGTGGATATAAAGGTTTTCTGTCATCTTTGTATTTAACTTTTGCATAATCAGAATCTATAGTTGCTCTTGCAGCATCAACCTTTGATTGGACTATAGAAACTTTTTCACCGCTATTATCTAAACCATAGTCAACAAATGAATCATCAATAGTAACGATTGATGGATAAGCTTTTTTTATAGCATCATGATCCAGCATTATGCTTTGACCTCAATAACTGTTAAGTAGCTTGCTGTTCTTGCATAACTACTACTATTGGAATCAGCAACACTTTTATTTATTTGAACAGTATTACCATCAATTGCTGCGGCTTGAAATTTGTAAGTGGTTGCACTTGTTGTTGAAGGACTATCTAAATGATTGCCAGAAAAACATTTCATATTACCACCACCACCAGAAGTTTCAGATGTACCTGTAACTCTTGATCTACTACCAGACGCATCACCGATAGCTATGGCAGTTGAACCTCTAACCATACGAACAGCCCATCTTGAACCAGATGAACTATTAGAGCCAAAAATTCCAAATAATACTAATATTTTGCTTGAACTGCTTGATGGTGTAATTGTTACACTGAGTCCTGTTATATCAGTAAAAGAACTGCTAGAGGTTGTAAAAGTATCAGTTTTAGTGACTGAAACAACATCTGATGTTGTTATACCCCCTGCTGGAGTAGCCCATTGTGGTGCTGAACTAGATCCCTGAGAGGTTAATACTTGACCAGAACTACCATAATTAGCCCCACCAATTCCTATTTGACCTGAACTTGCGAGACGAAAACGCTCACTAACACCAGACCCAGTTGCAAAGACCATATCCCCAGCACTGGTAGTTCCTATAAAAGATTGTTGTGATGCGTTATTGCCTAGTAAGGATAAAACATAGTTATTATTAGTGCTTTTGAATTTGGCTATTACACCTGTTCCTAAAGTATCTAATACTACTGATGGGCTAGTTGTACCCACACCCAAACGACCATTGCTATCTACGGTTGCTCTTGTCGTTCCACCTGTATTTACATTGACAGTATCAGATGCAAAGTTAATTCCTGTATTACTGTCTGTTCCCTGCAAAGCTGGTGCGGAAGCTGACCCATCAACTCCAGAAATACCAGTAGTGCCGTTAATGTTTAATGCCATAATTAAAGAATAACAAGGATTGCACCAGATGACACTGTTACAGTAACACCTGAGTTAATTGTAGGGCTTACTGTGTGTGCGTGTTTTCCAGTTGATAAAGTGTAAGAAGTTGTAACTGCTTGATCCGATTCAAAAAATACTTCATCACTACCTCCTCCAGTAGCTCCAGCACCGCCCCCCACAGCCGTGAAGGCCGATCCGTTATATATCTCAGCAGAAGAGGTTGTACTGTTAAATCTAAAGTCACCTGTTGAGGGAGAACCAGGTCTTTGTGCTGTCGTTCCAACAGGTATTTGTAAAGCTGTAGTGTAATTATGTATGACATCTCCTGTAAAAGTTGCCCCTGCAACTGGAGCTAAACCTAAATTTGCTTGTGTAATATTTCCAATAGTTGTAAATGTACCTGTTCCAGAAGATACAGAAGTACATATTTTTAATAAATTTGTTGACGAATCTATATGAGGCTGGAACTGAACTACATTTGCATCTCCTGATGGGTCTCCACTGGCAGAATTTATTGTTCTTAATGCTGTAAAAATATCATTTATCCCTGCACGAACCGCAGCACCCGTTCCATTGGCTACATTAAAATTATTACCCGTTTCTTTGGTTGTACTATTGACTCTTGCCATTTTGGTAATATTTTATTTTATTTTATCATCCCTTACCGAATCCGACAGCCTGATAAGTGAAATTTCTATCAATCGAAGCATTTGATGAATTTTTAAAATGAACAGTAAATCCTGTACCACTAATATTAGATAGTTCAAAGAAATCTCCACTAGCCATATTCTGTGCAGTTATTCCGATTGAAGGTAAATTTGAATTTACTCCACCAATACTAGAAGTTCCTGTAAAGAATGAGTTTGTGAATGTAATATTTTTTGCTCCTGCTCCAGATGCAATGGTAGTTGTACTTTGTTCAGTTCTTCTTTGAAACGAGGCTGTATAACCTAACTGGAATACTCTTATGTCTTGGTCAGGATCATTACTTGTTAAATTGACTTTAAATTTAAATCCTCTACCTTTATAAGTTCCATTAGCGAATGTTTGGAACGCACTATAGGTAGGCGATCCAGAAGACGGATCGTTTTGAGTAACTGCAACCAGCATTTCGGCATTAACCTTAGTAGCTGTTGCTCCGTCAAAATCTACTCTTGCATCTACATCTGAAATTGAATCAAATAAATCTGATGGAAAAAATGCTTCAGTAAGAAAATGACGTTTTAGATCAAGACTAAAAACACCACCTAAATCTAGGAAAGATATTCCTGCTGCACCACCAAATTCGTAAGTACCTAATGGTGAGATGCCTCCTATATCATCTATTGAACCTTCTGCATCAAAATTAGTAATCGCATCAAATAACCCTACACCAGTTAAATTTAAAGAATTAGTTGTTGCATCAAAAGCAACATTTGTTTTTGTGCCTTGAAACTTTGGTGTATCTAAATCTTCTCTTCTTGTTAAAGCAATTAAAGATGCAAGATTATCTGGTAAATCTAAAATTACACTTGTTTCTCCAGCACTAAACCGACCACCATCATCTTGAAATTTAAGAATATACTCACCCTCTAAATATGGAACATCCGCAAATGTGGAATTTCCTGGAAGTGCCTGAACTAAGTCTGTTGCATTTGAAAAAGTACCAGTGCCATCAGTCTTGGTACTATGTCTTACATAGACACGACCACCATGTGTTACATCAATATCTGGGGATAAATCCCAACGTAATCTGACTGTTTTACTGCTTATAGGTTCTATGGTCAAACCAGTTACATCGGCTGGTAAAGCAGTTTTTCCTACAGCAATATGAGTGAAAGTGGTGGGTTGTGCTGAATTATTTAATGATGCATCTATACTAAACAATTCAAATTTATAAGTTCCTGCTAGAGAATCTAATATTTGAAATTCTGGACTTCTAGATCTTATTGATTTAAAGTTACCATTATCTACTTGATATCTTAATTCATATTCAACAGCCCTTGGAACAGTATTGAAGTCTATATTTAACCTTGTTCTTGCTCTGTTACCTTCGGTAAAAAATTCTTCAACAACAGTAGGGTTAGAAGGAGATGGAACAGGATCATTTAAGACTGTTATTTTTCTAACAGGTAAAGCAGTACCATCTTCTATAAATGCAAATTTACCTGAGTTGTAAGCCGTTCCAACAATGGCATAATTATCCTTATCCTCAGTTACACTTACAACCCTCCATTGAGTAGTTTGTAAAACTGTATTTTCCAGTATCCAAACACTATTTCTATTAGGAGCAGAAGTAAAGCTGGTTGCAGTTGTTCCGTCAGCCCTTGTAACTGAGTTAACTGTAATTACTGCTCCACTTATTGAAGCTACGACACCTTTTTCAACTGTGCCATTAGGCAAGACAACACTAACAGTTGCAGCATTACTGCTATCCAAATCTGTTTCTGCCGTGTTGTCAACAGTAATGGTAGTGGTGGTAGCAGAATTTATACGACCTCCTCGCCTTATTCCTGCTCTTACTGGATCGCTTACTTCAATAACTTGCCCAGGTCTAACAACTACACCCTCTGCTATTCCAGTAGTAAAACTAATAGTTTCAGTGGAATTTTGCTCCTCAAACAAAATAAATCTTCCTAATCTCCTAGCTTGATTTCTAGATGTACACCCAACACCTGTTATTTTTTTATGAATAATTCCATACTTATTTTTTGCAGTAGTATCTTCAACAGTCTCAAAGTCTATTTCTTGATTATCCATATCAAAATAAGATACAGATACAACAGTTGATCTTGTTTTTAAACTTGTACCAGAATATACAAAACCTTCAGAAGTGACATTAGATAGATTAAATAAGTAACTAGGATCTGTAGGTCTATCCTGACTAAGTGTTAGAGACCCTGCACCCCAAAATGTCATAGCTCTCATTACAGAACTAAGAGCCATTACTGTCTTATACGCATCTTCTCTTTTATTAAGAACTATATTGCAACTAAATCTAGGTTCTTGCCCTCCTTTACCATCATCAACTAGAGCAGAGGAATAAACTGAAGCACTATAGAAAGAATATTTATCTAACTGAGCTTCAGTAATATGTTCGCCCAAACCATATCTACTATTTGTTAATAGATCAAATAAAATCCATGCAGGGTCAGAACACCAATGTGTAGTCGTAGTAAGCGTTCCATTAAAAGTACCGCTATACGTTAGTCTTCCATTTGTTTGATCTACAGTTGCATTATGTGGAATTTTGATCTTAATACCACGAATCCTATACAACCGCCTTGGTATGCTTGGAAACTGTTGCGAATCAAAACGAAAATATGTATGAGCTATATCTGGATATGGTCTTTGTTGATCTATTATTCTTGTAAAAGACGACCATCTAAACGTATCAGTTGTTCTTTCACTGGTTCTGTCAGCAGTTTCTCTACCAACTGTTATTTGTATTGGGAATGATGTGTTTTGTCTTAAAGTAATTCTAAAATCTCTGCTGTAAGCACTTTTTGATCTACCACTTATTTCGAATACTGATGTAGGAACTGTAATCTGCCTAAAAATACCTCCTGCTGGATTAGTTCCAGTGATACTATTTTTATCGAAACGTGTCGTGGTTCCATCATTTTCAGTAATGATTATAAATATGGCAACATCAACACCTGTATTTTTACCTTTATCATTAATGTTGATAAGAGCATCAAAAGTTACTGTAACCCTTACTGCATCAGTATTGGTTTCGGTTATTGTTCTAGTAACAGATGTTGAATTAGTTACTGGGGCATTTACATTTACTTCTGTTTCTATATCACTTATAGCCTTAATAAAGGTTTGGTTTGATGTTCCAAAACGAGGTTCAAAAGATACATTTTTAAAGTTAAAATCTGCATCAACAATATTACTAGAACTTGCTGTAGGTTTTACAACAGATGTTTTGTCAAAAAGTACATCTTTTAAAGCTGCTTTGTTATAAGCTTCCGTTCCTTTAGTTAATCCTGCTGCTGATGGAAAGCCTTCAATTTCACCCTCTGAAAGCACCTCAACAAGATTTAAAGCTTGCCTACTTTGTATTTGTGCTGGTAAAACAGAAGCTTGTGGATTTCCCCCACCGAACCATTTGAATGGATTGAGTTGAATTTCTTTTTTCCCTGCTCCTATATCAAGTCCAGGTATTTTAAACATTACGTTCCTCCTGAGAAATCCTCTGTATCAATTCCTGCTGATACAATTATAGATCCAGTAAATACTTCTCCATAAACTACGGGTATTGAAACTCCTGCATTTATAGTATTTAAAATTCCATTAAATGTGAAACTACTTGGATCGTCATTGGCACTATTATTTTGCACAGGACTCAACATCTCTGCTGCTCCTGATAAAGCCAAATAAACACCAAGATTTCCTGCTGCTGCTGCTAAAGTAGCTCCAAATCCTGCTCCTGCTGCCGTACCAAAGCCTAATCCTCCTCCAAGACCCATTCCTACAGCAGGGTTAAATATAGCAACACCTATAAGAACTGCTCCTAATAGAAATTTTCCAACACCTTTAGCACCTACAGCTACAGGTACTATTTTTATTTCCTGTTGACCTACAGGTACATCTAATTCTTTTTCATTTATTTCATAATCCCCAACTTTTACACAATAGTTTTGTTCTATCATGTGTGATTGTAAATCAGGAAAATTTGCTACTAAAAATCGAATAGCGTCTACTGTAGAATTTATTTCAGCTTCAAAAGTACGTTGTCCTAAGAATCGAGCTAATCTGCCGTAAACTTTTATTTTACTGAGCATAGCGATACCTCTTCTTTGTACATTCTATCCATTTTTGGTCATAAGTTTCTCTTGAACTAAGTCTTTTCACACAATGTTGAAGGATAGTTTGATCCCCTACATACAAAGCCACATGATCTAACTTGCCTGTATTAGTCGTATCCATAAGCAAAACATCTCCAACCTCTGTCTCATCATTCTCATCTATCTCTACAAAACCTACTTTGGGTAAACCATACTCAAATAAAGGGGATTTAGAAAATTCTTTTGGGCTTTTAGGTCTTTGCCAATGTTTTATTATTATATTTCGTTTTTGCTTATACCAATCAGTAATTAAACTCCAGCAATCTTGAATATCCCATATCCATTCCCTACCAATCAATCCTTTTTTATACCCAGAAGGTTCAAAATAATACCAATCTGATGTCTCTGGAGTGACAATATGAAAAGGTAAATCTAAATATTCACAACTGACAAGATCAGCCTGACTAGGTGTAGGGGGATGATCTGGATGACTATGAAATACAGCTACAACTTCGCCCTGATCTTCTGCATTTATCCAATCATCAGGATCTAAAATAAACTGTTCACCTAACTCTTCAGCAAGATTTTTGCAGGGAAAATATTTTTCTTTTCCTTTATAAACAGCTACTAAACCACAAGCTTCATGTGGTGCATCTTTTTTTGCGTGTTGTAAGGCAATATCTTTCCAAGTCATCCAACAAATGCTCCAATGCCAGGGAATATGTCTCTAGTTGCTATTCTTTTAGGTAACTTGACATTTACTAAGTCTAAAGCAGATTGAGCTTCCCATGTAACTACGTTTCTATTCTCAGAAACTTTTCTATCTAAAAAATAAATCTCCTGTGGAAACTCTGCTGTTGGATCGGGTGTTCCATAAGGGTTTGTATTTCCAGTAAAATTTACTGCATCTAAAAAACGTGCTAGAGTTCTTATTCTTGTAAATTTTGCACCATTTAGATCATTACCAACAGTTGTTGTATTAACATCTTGCATTATTGCTGTTATAGTTCCAAAAATATTACTTACTGCGATTGATGGTCGAGGTAAAGTTCCTCTTGATCCAAATTCAAATCCAGTACATTCAATAGGAAATCTTAAATAAGAATTACCAGCCCATACAACTTCTCCGTTTGCGTTCATATTTGCACCATTATGAAAACGATATATGGTGTTTGAGCCATGTAAAGCTGTATTTAGTTCAATCGTAAAGACTTCAATAATTGAACCAGGATTTATTTCTTGCAGTGCAGAGGTTGGGATTGCCATTAGGGTTCAAATACTTGTTCGAAAGTAGCGGTTACTCTGTTTCTATCAAATTCAAATATTTCTCTGGAAAAACTTCTACAAATCCATTTAAATGTTGTAGTTGTATCAGGTGGAGACCAATCAAATGAATCACCATCTTTACCTCTAGCCTCTAAAAATGTTTCAATTTCAGTAGCATCTTCATCATCAACATTAAAAGTAAGATTCCAAACTTTAGGGTCTTGATTCAAACCAAAAGAAGTTCTCTGTTGATACCCGTCACCAAATTGCGTTACACGTTGAATAGGTTGACTACGTTTTGTAGCAGAATATTGTGGGTTGTAACTAGGGAAAGTAGCCATTATCTATTAAGTAAACCTCCAGGTCTTTGCTGTTTAACAAGTTCGCCTTGAACAGCAGCAGCTATCAATGAACCAAGTTCCTGTCCTCCAGCATCATCACCTTGAACATCTGAACCTGATGCGTCTACATTAACAACAACACTCGTACTACCGCCACCTCCAAGTTTATTATTTGGCACAATCGTTCCAGAAGATCTTGGTACAAATAGTTCTGGGCCTTTTTCTCCTACGATTGAAGGTTTACCTACTGGTGGCATACCTCCGTTAGCAAATAAACCAATAGCACCTAATATTCCTCCTCCTGGTTTTCCTTTTGAACCTAATATCGAACCGAATAATGCTTGATTTAATGCAAGATCTAAGAATTTATCAGCAATATTATTTAACATATCACCTAAAGTTGATGTGCCTTTAATTAATCCTTTAATACCTTCTTTAATATCGTTATTGATTGATTCAGATAAACTTTCAAAAGCTTCTCTTACTAAATCTGTTTGATCGTGAAGATCTTTTGTAAGTTTAACTCCTTTCTCTCTTAATTCATTATGTTTTCCAAGCTCTAATGTATGTGCAATAAATTCATCTTTTAATAACTTTTGTGTATCTAAATCTTCTTTGTTAGCAATAGCTTTTCGTAAATCTTCCTCTGCCTGTAATGCTTTCTGTTCAAGAATTTTTTGTTCTTCATCAAATATCTGGTTTAGCTTTGCTAGAGATGTCGCAAGTTCTTTATTTGTACCATTTGCCATCTCTTCTTTTATTCTTTTATTTAAATCAAATTCTTTTGTCTTTTCTTCTACTAAACTTTGAGATTTAGATGTAATCTCATCATTAGCTAAACTAATTTTATTTCTGACTGCAAAAATCTCTTTATCTCTTTTAAGTTCAGCAAGTTTATCTTTAGTACCAGGTAAAGCTACTGTTCTCTTACTTGTGGATCGTACAGAAGTTTGCGTTGTTTTAAATCCTGTTTCTGCTATTTCTTTTTCTCTAGCTAAGAGAGCTTTAGCTTCTTCATTTCCTCCAGCAGCAGCATCCGCAACAGCTTGATTAATTTCAGCATCCTTAAGTTTCTTTTCTCCTGCAAGTAATCTGGCGATAAAGTTTGCCATACCTCCCATAAATGCTTGTAGCCTTAATAATGCAGTACTAAATTGTTGACCTAAAATTCTAGTTGTTTCTCCAAATTCCTTGATTTTGCGGACACCTTCAGTTCCTATTCTATTTTCCATCATCTTCATGGAAGCATTGAAGGCTGCTGTCTTTCCTTGTGTTCTTTCAATTCGTTTTAACTGTGCTTCTTGGGCAGATCCCTGTAACCCCATTGCGGTTGTCATTGCCTGGATGTCTTGGGTAAACGCTCCCATTGCCTGACCGAGTTTACTTATTTCACCAAGAGCAGTTGATATAGCTTGGACTGCTGCTGTGGCTGCGATACCTCCTGCAAAACCACCCATTTGTCCACCAAGCATCCCACCAAAACCACCGC